AAGTGAAACCTATCACTTACAAAATAATTATATCAAAAATTAACCTTGATGTCAAGAACTATTTTTCATCATCAAAAGACAGAAGTCCTTTTTCCTCTAAAAAATCAATTGTTCCTCTTATGCCAATCTGTTTTCCAAAGTAGTATGCACCTACTGTAAACCAAATTAACACTATTATATAGCTTATATCATTATTCATAGATAATATTATAACAACTTTGTGGGCTTGAGTCAAGACAAATATTTAACATATCTTAAAATAGTTCTTGACATTTGTTTCTAATTTTAGTATAATATATGTATTATATAAAAGGAGAATCACCTTCTTTTATAATTAAAGGAGATAGAATGAGTAATACTACTACATTGCGTCAAACACATTCTGATTTCGGTGGAGGTCAAACCATCTTTAGTAAAGGTGCAAAAGACATAGAAGCGAATCTGAATAGTGTAGTTCCACTCGTAATGGAACAATTAAAAGAGGACTACCCTCATTACACGATAGAACATCATAAGAATATTCGTAAGGATAGCAGTTTCTATGACCTAGATGGGTATAAACTTCACAACGCCAATGCTAACATCAAACCTGATGGTGGCATGATTACAATTAATGGTTATCCTGTGTTCTTTGGCGAAGTCAAGAATCAGGGTACGAATCACCTAAGAAAGCGAGAAGGTCTACCTAGACAAAGTATGGGTAACGGCATTGAACGTATCTACAAGAACATTGTAGAGATTTCACACATTATGAAAAACTACGACATCATGCCTTATGTTATCTTTGTGCAAGGTTCTGACTTTCACGAAGGCAGTTCAATCATTGACAGACTTTCAATGCTTTCACCTTTCAATGTTCTTAAAACAGATGAAACAAGTGTATTTATTAAAATTAACGCAAACTGGGATGATGAACCACAGACATTCAATGCTGCAGAAATGTATGATATTGTTCTAAGACAGTGCCAAGAATCTTTAGCACATTACAAAGCGAGGTCACTGAATGTCTAATTGGACACAAGAGCAAAAGGACTTTCTTAAAAGGCACTACGGAAGTATGCCGATTGAAGAACTTGCAAGTAAACTTCAGAAGAGTCAAGACGCTATCTATTCAAAAGTATACTACTTGAGAAGGCGTGGTTGGACATTTGGAGGTGACAATGCCAAGCGTTAATCTAAAAGGAATGAGCTTTGAAAAAGGACTTCGAATCTTTCGTAAAAAAGTAATGAACGCTGGTATCAAAGAGGAAGTGAGAGAACGTAAGTACTACACTAAACCTAATGATACTAGAAATCAAAAGAATAATTATAGGAAGCGAACACGAGAACTCGAGAAGCGAAAGTTATTTGAACTCGAAAGAAGAAGAAGAATCACATCAAATCGTAGATAATTCCAAAAGATAGTTGAGTTAATATATGCTTTAGCTCGACTATCTTCCATAGAATAAAATATTTTTTTGATACCGAAACTCAAAACAGAACACAAAATCATACCCCTTCGAAAAACACTTCTTGATTTCTGTTGAAAAGTATGATAAAATAAATACATAATTTGATATACAGTCAATACAAACTACCAATTACACTCGTTAGTCCTAACTGATGAATGATGCTTGAGTGAAGCGTAAGCGAGAACGAAAGCAGAACATCTAATCTGGGACAATGATAGAGTGTAGATTGTATAATCAATATCAACAAGATACAACCAAGTATTCGCTAAAGTCAACATCAACGACTTTTTTAAAAACCCACATTAACCACTAATTACTACAAAACCTTTTCAACTCAACACAACTTCCGCCAACCGAAAATATTTTAAGCAATAAAAAACCCCAAACAAGTTGGGGCTAATTACTTCAATATTGTCGCCTTCCTAGTTAAAACCAACCATCTCTAGACCGAGGTACATTTTCGTTTTGAACTATTCTTATTCGCTGTACTGGTATTGTGTCTCTATGACCATCTCCGAATCTTAGTCTTGCTTTCATACCCGTTGGGGACTCAATAAGTCCCATCACTTCTGCATAGATTCCATGCTTTGCTAGTTTATCGTCTTTACTTATTTTTGCTATACGCATCTTGCTAACTCCTTTAGTGCACTCTTGGGTGCTTTTTCTAACCCCGCTAGGGCTGTGATAGGTAGTTCTAGTCTCTCTGCGAGTTCTTGAACTAACTCTAGTTTCGTGACTGGTTTCTCACCCGTTTTGGTTAGGTATTCAGTCTTTCTATAGACTCCTTCTCTACTTAACTTACCTATAATAGATTTCACACTTTTGTCTAACTCATTTGCTAGTCTTTCAACTGTTTCTCTACTTGGGTCTAGTCTGTATTGATTGGTCATCATCTCTACTTGGTCTTCAGTGTAGTTTACTGCCATAATCGATTCTCCCATTTTTTAATTAATCTTTCTACTGTATGTCTAGACATACCCCATTCTTCTGCACAAGTGAGTATTGCATCTTCTCTACCGAGTTTTGCTTCCCAGTCATAGAACTCATACTCCATTTCATCCTCAGGTATAGACATACGTACTCCTATTGTCTGCCTCGTGTGCTTCCCACTCACGAATTAAAGCGTCTCCTCTTAGTCTTTGACCAAAATATATCACTTTTCCACTACTTAGTGTTCTCTTAATAAGTCCACCATTGTATTCAATATCTATGACTGATTTACCTTCTGCTGTATCTTCAGGTCTGTCATCATACCACATCGAGTTTAAACTATGTGCATGCATACCTTTAACGCCTCTAGACCATTCTTCTGCTTGTATGAGTTTTCTTTGCCTCTCTACTATATCATCAAACTGTCCCATTAAGTTCTCCTGTCTCAAAGAAGTTATAAACAACATCATCTGCCCACTCTTGTGGAACTATACCAGTGTCTTTGTATTCTTCAAACCACTGGAAGTCATCATCATTTAAATCGCACTCGAACTTTTCTTCTAGCATAGTAGTTAACTCATTACCATCAATATAGTTCTCATCATGAGCACAGTAGTATTCATCATCTTTGTATGTCTCAAAATGGTCTACTCCAAAAAAGTTTCTGAACTCATCTTCATAGGTCATTTTTGCACTTAGTTCGACATTGAACTTATTACTAGCAAACTCTAGCATATTGATTACCATCTGATATGGTGTAGACCACGCACTATAACCATTCATATAACCGTGATTTTCCCATTCTTCTATATTACACCACTTTGCTCCTACATTATCACAATACCACTGGTACGACTCTTTTATCCAACCATCTTCATCATACTCTCTAGCAATATTACTCATAAAAGGTTGCTCGTGTAAGTCTACCAACTCCTTAAACTTTATAGGTAGTTCTCCTTCTTTCCAATGTGGTCTTTCGTGTTCTTCACTTTTGAACAGACAATCCCATTGTTCGTCAGTTAAACCTTCTACACTTAAATTAAAATAAACATGATTTGCCATTATATATCCCCCTGCTCACGCACTTCACTTCTTACTACTTCAAAACCATTAGGATAACGCTTTTCTAACTTCCTAATGTTTTCATCCATTACTTCATCAGGGGTAAAACCTAATGCTTTACAACCCTGCACCCAATACCAGAGAACATCTCCTAGTTCTCTTTTCATGTGGAAAATCTCATCATTTGAGAACTTACTATCTGACTGAAATACTTTCTTTTTAACTACTTCAGCAAACTCTCCACTTTCTGCCATCATACCTATCAATGCAGTCATTAGTCTTGCCATATCTATTTCTTGCTCAACTACTTCACCATCTACTGTTGAGTGATTTCCTCGTAGGTATTCTACTCTATCACACATTTTGGTAGTATCTTTACTTACTGCTGAGGTACAACTATCTACAAATCTAGCATAATCATTTATCTTGCTCACGCTACACCTCCTGATATATCAGATATGAACTTCTCCATCTTTTGAATTGCTTCCATATCTTTTTTGAGTATGAGTTCATCATCTCTTACTATATTGCCGTCCTCTAACTCTATCCACATATGTTTACAGTTTCTTGTTGGTGACTCCCAATGTGGAAACTTACGTTTAGTGTCTAAAGGGTAGTTAATGGACTTTATCTTACTACCATTTGCTTCCATGCCTACTGCATAGTGTCTGTTATATTTATTTGCCAATGTCTTTCACTTCTCCTTTAGGTATCACTTGATATGCACCCTTGTTATAAGCAATCGATACCGTGTACTGCTTACTGATGTCTGCTTTGAATGAGTTATCCTTAGGCACAGTATATTCTCCAACTGCTGCACTTGGATATGTTTTCTCATCACTTTTAAACTGTTTGTTTGCGACTTTATTAAAATTAGGTGTCGCTTTTTTACTTGTATAAAGGTGTTTTACCTTTCTTTTACGACCAAATTGGTCATACATCATACTACCTTTTTTCACTATCTTCTCCTAAATTGATGTTCACACCGTAGAGTATACCTAATCTATGTAGCATTTGCTCATACTCAAAGGTCAACTCTACTATGTGACTGTTTATTGCTTCCAAGTCGTCTAAACACAACTTGATTTCTTCCTCGTGCCGTTGCAGTTCCTCTTTGAGGTTGTCTGCTTCGGTCTTTGTTGGGAAAGGAATTACTTTACCCACGCCAGTCGTCCTTGTTATTAAAGTACATATATACTAAGAACATTGCGACTAGAATTAATACTGTTAAGTCCATATCGCCCCCACTAGCATTATAATTAATACTGTATAACCGAACAGTAGTAGGAACCACTCTACAGAGTCAGAACTATCGAATGGTTCCCAAATTGCATCAAGTAATTTCCTCATCTCCCCTGTCCTCTGTATTTTTTGAACGAACGCTTTTTACTCTTGTTCATATTAATACTGATTCTGTTGTGTGAATCACCTTGTGAAGTCTTTTTCTTGTGTGACTTATGCACTGATTTACCACCCCACTTCATGATTGCACCTCAGGTTTTACCCACTCTATCTTGATACCTCTGCGTTGGAGTTCGTTTATGCACTTTACTCTAACTTTTGGTTTCGTTCTATTACTGTTGATTGCTTCGAACAGTTCTTCTTTCTTCATTGTGTGAAGGTAGAAATGCTCCATAGGTAATTTACTTGCTGGAACTCCTCTGATATATTTTTTTGCACTTGCTTTAAACTTTGCTGGCATAATGTACTCCTGTATTGTATTGTTAAACTTGGGGCAGTCCACAACTCTGCCGTGCACGTTCTGGCGTGACCACCACACTCATTCAGTTAGGAAAATGTGGTTTCCTTTTCTTTTCATACATATATTATACTGGATTTTAACTGACTTGTCAAGAACTATTTTTAAATAGGTAGAAAAGTTTGATGTTAACTTTTGTAAGACAAAAAAATGGGACACCGAAGCATCCCATCCAAACTGTTTGTTTTTTAAAGTGGTTGTGTCGGAATTAATCACAAACCTATCCACTGCGTAGCTAGAGGTGATGGATATTACGAACTTCAATCGAAGGTGCACTGCTCATTTCGCATCACTTATCTACTAAATTGCTCTATTTTTAAGTCTTTGAGATTGACTATTGTGCCGACTTATCGAGTGCCAACTTCTAAAGTATATCTACTTAGTGACAGAGCGACTGCCGTTCTCGTTGCGGTCTCTTTCCTACCTAAAGGTTGCGACAAATCTGGGTAAACTGCCCCTCGTCCCGCAGTCTACATTGGAATCACACTCTTGATTCCTTACTCCAACTTTCAACTCGTCTACTGTGTAGTATGCTCTCATTACTTGGTGGTAGTTAAACTACTTGCACTCTGACTGCACTCGACTACTGTTGAGGTTGCTTACTTTGACAGTTAAAACTGAATCGCCGCAAGACTATACTTGTCGCTTTACCACTTGTTGTTGGCGTTGCCCAAACCAAGTGTGGTATTAAACGGGTTTACTTCTCGGTTTTATCCAACTTTCCCTAAGGCGTGGAATAAACTCAGCGTGGTTTCCTCACTCTACAATGATTGTGTGGTCGTAATCGTTGCGTCCTATTACCTTCGCACATTACTGTTTTACTTGTGTAGATGCGATACAATCCTCAAGGTTTTATACTTTCGACAAAGTGCCGAGAGTGAGTGTTCTACTCTGCTTACCGCCAGTATGCCGTAGCATTAGGACTTACTGATAAGACTCACTCTTACTCTGTTTACGCATCGGTTCATGCGACTATGTTTCACTCCTTGCTGCGGAAGGTATCTCACATAGTGAGTATCAAAAGCGGACATTTTCTCAGTTAACGCACTCTCATATATGTCTAAAGAGCATACGGCAGTTTTTTACGTGACGCCTCACAG